TTTCATATTTGATAAATGAAAATCAGATAAAAATATATTCGAATTACTATATATCTGTAATCAAAGATGTCTTCAATTATAAATACGTCAGCAATAAATCATTATAAACAATTTATAGCTGCACATGTTGCTAATAAAGAAAATAAACTGCCCATAACAAATACGCGCATCGGAAATAAATCATCAGACAGTAGTCAGATAATTTACGGTGGGTCATACAATATTCCTGACGAAGAATACAGCAACTTTTTGAAATTATATTCCAAATATGTGTTTGAATGCGGACAACCAGAATATTTGACCGAGAAGCAGCACGAAACTGACGGGCCAATCGCAATAGACATTGATTTCAGATACAAATATGACGTATGTGAAAGAATCCACACAACTGAACATATTGACGACCTGGTCTTTCTTTATTTAGAGAAACTGAAGGAGATGTTTCAACCGACTGATGTTCCCTTCTACATTTATGTAATGGAAAAAGACACGGTCAATCGTGTAAAAGACGAAGAGAACCCTGCCGAATCATTGACTAAGGACGGCATACACATAATAATCACGATTGCGAGCGACAGAACACAGCGATTAATGCTGCGCGACCAAATCATCGAGAAAATCGGCAATGTCTGGTCGGATTTGCCGCTTATAAACAAGGACAGTTGGGAGGGCGTATTTGATGTGGGTGTTTGCGCAGGATACACAAACTGGCAGCTCTATGGAAGTTGTAAACCCGGCGGCAAACCATATAAATTGACCTATATTTATAAAAACCTGTACGACCCCGCAGACAAGGAATTCATCATTACAAAGATAAAATTGAACGATTTTAATATTCAAAACAATATTCATCAACTATCAATACGAAATACTAATCTTCAAACTTATGCAATGACAAGTGAATTCTTAAATTTATATGAAGAAAAACAGGGAGTCGCCTCATCGGCGGCTTCAAAAAAACGCAGCATTATTGTTCAGCCAGGAACAATATTCTACACCGGAAACGGTGCTTTGGACGAGATATTAAGGGTAAGAAACAAGACTGAATTGGACGCGGCAGTCGAAAACATACTAGAACAATTGAATGCGAGAGATTATGAGTTGGTGGAGACTCATAAATATACGATGACTTTGCCGGAGACGTATTACGGTCAGGGAAGTTATGATAAATGGATGCGTGTCGGTTGGGCTCTCGCAAATACGTGTAATTTATTATTCGTCACTTGGATTGCCTTCAGCGCTCAATCGGCAACATTCAGTTACAGTGATATCGGTGAGTTATACGATAAATGGCAGCGCTTTGATAATAAAAACGGGGTTTGTCTGACTCGCCGTTCAATTATGCATTGGGCGAAACAAGATGCCTTTGCGAAATTCAAAGAGGTGCGCTCTCAAAGTGTCGATTATTACGTGGAAAAGACGCTCGATCGAATGATGGACGATTTCGGCGACAGTAAAAAAGGCGGGGGTGGAAAACCGTGCGGTGATTTTGATATCGCAAACGTGTTGAAACAACTATACAAAGACGAATATGTTTGTGTGAGTATCAAAAATAATGTCTGGTATCGTTTCCACAATCATCGGTGGATGGAAATCGATTCAGGTACGACTTTGAGAAAGGCGATTTCGACGGAACTCCACGATATTTACAAATCAAAGATGGACGGTTTGGCGATGTCTCTTGCGAATATTCAAGGTGTAGACGAAACCGACGAGCGCATCAAGCGTATCCGCAAGAAGATGGGTAAGATTTGCGACATCTGTTTGCGCTTGGTTTCGACTAACGACAAGAAGAATATTATGACGGAAGCGAAAGAACTGTTTCATGACCCCGATTTCATGGAGAGTTTGGACACGAATCCATATTTGCTTTGTTTTGAGAACGGCGTCGTCGATTTCAAACACAAGGTTTTTAGAAAGGGCTATCCCGAGGATTATGTGTCGAAATCCACCAAAATCGAGTATATTCCTTTGAATTATTATTGCGACTCTAAGGTAATTGACGAAATCAAGGATTTTATGGCCAAGCTGTTTCCGCGAGAACCATTGCGCGAGTATATGTGGGACCATTTGGCTTCCATTTTACTCGGCACGCCCGACAAGCAGACTTTCCACATGTATTTGGGCGAGGGTCGAAACGGCAAATCCGTGCTTACTACACTCATCGACGAGATAATGGGCGAATACAAGGGTGTTGTACCCCTTTCGGCGATTACCCAGGAACGCGCCAAGGTCGGTGGAACTGCCGCGGAATTGGCGGAACTCAAGGGTGTGCGTTATGCGGTTATTATGGAACCATCCAAGAGGGATGCGATTATGGAAGGTCCTCTCAAACAGCTTACCAGTGGTCTTGACCCAATTCAGTGTAGAGCGCCCTATTCTACCAAGACTATGATTTATTACCCTCAGTTCAAGCTGGTTTTGTGTAGTAATGTGAGAATGGAAATCAAGACCCAGGATTTTGGTACTTGGCGTCGTATTCGTGAAGTGCCTTTTGAAGCGCTTTTCACCGAGAACCCCGTCCACGATGACCCCGACAAGCCATTCCAGTTCTTAGTTGACGGCACGATTGTAGATAAATTTTCATATTGGAAGTTCACCTTTATGGCGATGTTGGTCGAACGCGCATTCAAGACAGACGGCAAGGTGGGTGAGTGCGAGATTGTGACGAATGCGAGCAAGGCTTACCAAGAGAGTCAAGATTTCATCGCCGAGTTTATTCGCGACAAGATCAAGATGGATACGAATGGATCTATCAAGAAATCGGCTCTCAACAGCGAATTTACTGTGTGGTTTATGAACACTTATGGTCGCGGTGCTCCATCGCCAAAAGACGTTCATATATACATGGACAAGAAATTCGGTAAATATGACCGCAAGGGTGCTTGGGTCGGAGTGGCTATCAAATATGAAAATGACGATAATGTTCGACAGGCCGGTAGGTTGGAAATGGATGAGTTTGATGACGGTGTCGGCTCCGATGATATTTAAAGATATCCGTTGTATGATATTTAAAGATATCCGTTGTATAATTATTATTTGTTTTTTACAAAATAAAATATATAAAAAATGGTTATATATATTTTATATAATGTTTGATATAGTGATTCCACTCGGACCCAACGACAATGCTTTTATAACCTCTCAAATTGAGAAAACGCGGCAAAATGTCGTCGGATACAGAAACATCTATATTGTTGCATCTAATCCAAATTTCAAATGCGAACAATGTATAGTCATCGATGAAAACATTTTTCCGTTTGTCAAAGACGTCGCCATTATACACGGCAAGAACTCAAGAAACGGATGGTATTTACAACAGCTTATAAAATTATATGCAGGCTCTATTATCCCAGGTATTTTGGGGCGATACCTCGTCATTGACGCCGATACTTTTTTTTTGAACCCGACCACCTTTGAAAATGAGGACGGAAAGTGTCTTTACAATTTTGGGAGCGAATATCATTTGCCGTACTTTTTCCATATGCATCGACTCAATAAATCATTTAAACGCATCTATAGATTGTCAGGTATATGTCATCATATGATTTTTGAACAGTCTGTTTTGGAAGAAATGTTTTCAATGGTTTCAAAAGAAAAGCCATTTTGGATGGTATTCTTAGAGGAAGTTGATGTTTCTGAAAGAAATTCTGGATCAGGCGCATCCGAATATGAATTGTATTTCAATTATGTAGCAAAATTTCATAATGATAAAATAGTAATACGCGGACTTCAATGGGCAAATGTTAGAACGCTTGATTTTAAAAAATATTCACATTTGAATTATATCTCGTATCATCATTATATGAGATAAAAATTTCGACATTTATAATAATCAATTGTGATCGCATATTCCAATTTATAGATATAATTGATAGTTTGTATAATACACCAATGTAGGTGAGGTCAGACGTTTGTATTTGGTGTAGTGGATTCGCAGGTTTGTGAACAAAACACGTGTTATATATTTTTGGCTGTCGTATTTAGTGTAATAACATTTACACCTTTCTTTTGCTTTTTACTAGATTTTCTTTTTTTACCCCTAAAAATTTATAAACAAGTTCTTTTAACTCGGCATCAAAGCACTGACCCAATCCCTTCTCTCGGTCTTCATATATTGATGATAACATTAGTAATTTATTTTGTTTATCTCCTTATATTAATAAAGCTTTTATATCAGGTTTGTTTTCAGCAATCTCTAAAGGTGAGCGATCATTTTTGTCTTTTTTGTGTATATCGGCACCATATTTTACAAGGAGTTCAATAGTATCACGATAATAAGACGACGAGTATGCCGGCACCCATCCTTGCATTAGTTTAAAAACTGCTAATGATAAAGGGGACATTTCGACATACGTACCATTATTAAATACGTTGGCTGGTATATCTACATTGGCTCCATTTTCAAGAAGTAATTTAACCATGTATTTTCTTCCTTTTTCAGTTGCTATATAGAGAAGTGTCGCATCATCATAGCCCACCTGTAAATTTACATCTGCACCTTTTTCAAGAAGAAGTTTAACTATATCTACATTTCCAACATTTACCGCTTCAAAAATTGCTTCATTCAAATATTTAGAATTAGGTTCAATAAGAACATTTACTGCTGTGACGTCACCATTCTTTATAGCAGTTTTTATTTTTTTCAACATTATAATTATATATTATGTCTTAATAATATTTCGTATCATCATTATATGAGATAAATTCTAGAATTATTAAAGAGTTATCGGTTTTTGTGTTCGGGACTTTGGTTTATATTCGGACAGTTCTGTGATTGGACTCGGTGAAGGCGATTTGTATGTTTCAAGTGGTTTGTTTGTTTTCAAATGAAAAAACTTTCCGGCTTTTCCTAGATCGTTATACAATTCTTTCATATTGATTGGCTCATGTCTTGGATTATACAAATATTTCACAAATATAAGACGTAGTTGTTTGAAAAGTATTTTTTCCACATGAGTCAATAATGAATACGAGGTTTGAAGAATTTCAATAATAGAATAGTATATTGTAATAAAACCCCATATATCTACAATATGTATGTAAATATTGTCTATATATTCACGTAAATGAACCGATCCGTCTGGTCTATATTGCGTAAAATGCACCAACACATCTACCAAATAATTAACAATATAATCCATAGTGTATTCTTTTTCAATCACATCTTTGTGTGTTTCAGCTGGCTCATCTAAATCATTACTGAACAAAGTGAACATCATATTATTGATATACGCAAAGTGGCCTTCACCTCTGTTTTTTCTCCAAAAATTAATATAATCTACTATAAATGGTTTCAATTGTTCCTCTGTTGTTTTACCTCCGTCTTTCAAATATTTGTCGTATTTTTCTATGAATTTGTCCGAAAACAATATCACTGAAAACGGCACATTGAACTGTAGAGGTCGATTCGTCCAATTTCGAGGGAACGGGAAATCCTGGTGAGGTTTGTATTCTGTAAAAAGCCCCCAGTCAATGAGCCGTGTTTTACATTCTTCACCATTCTCCTCTACCAACACATTATGCGTTTTGATATCACTGTGATAAAGGTGTTTTTTATTCATAGGCACAATCCCATTTTTCAATAGTTTTACTAAACTCCTATGAAGAATATTGAATTTTTTGAATGATCCGTTCTCATATATGTAGTCTTTGGCCGTCATACCCCCATAAGGCATGTTGAGAGCAGTTAAATTCTCTAAACGCGTATTTATATTAGTTCGTGTAATGTCCGACAATATTTTACAATTTGTTGAAAAATCAGTAAGATCTGATGTTGTAAGCTTAGATGGTGAGCACATATCTACATCATACGTTAAAAAATAGTCTTTATAATTTTTATGTGTGCGCAGTTTTCCGTCAATTTCGGCTATTTCCACAAATTCTTTCAATGCGTTTTTGTTCATCATCAATTTGGTAATTTTACCCTTTTCGCGTTTTGTGTTATTATTACATTTCAAGGGTGGGTCAAACACGCATCCATAAGCTCCCGACGCAATTACTTGTCCTCCAGATTTGCGCGTTTTCCTCATTTGTATATAATATTTTCATATACAAATTCTATCAATCCTCTATTTTGCGCTCAACTTTATTATGTTTTTGAAATTTGCGACCGCCTTTCATAGGAAATCCGCTATATTTCATGTAGAGGCAAAATCTTTTTTCATAATATTTTGTATTATACTGCGCCTAACGATATCGATTTCTCTAAAATCTCTAGCGCCATTGTTCGTCCATATGTTTCCCCAATGGTGATAAACTTGTTTTGCTCCCCATCTTTGTAGTGTTTCAGAAAATATTGGATGCTCTGTAAATCGTGTTGGTTCACGTCATATATATCATTATAAAATTTTGACTTTGGGTCCGCCTTGTTTATTAGGACCGCCAGGATTTTGTGATCGCCACCGTTCTCGTCCTCAGTGTGAATACCGCCAATGATTTTACAGGAAACACGAGTGCCTGGAATGATTGGATAGTCACATAAAATAATTATATCGAGTGGATCACCATCATCAGACAGCGTATTTGGTACATATCCATAATTGTAGGGAAACACGTTCGAATTGTGAAGAATACGATCTAATACTAGACAATTATGGGTTTTGTCATATTCGTATTTAATATTAGAGCCTTTGCTGATTTCGATAAATGCTACACAGTCGTTCATTGTATAAACATATAGAGGTGGTTCCTCTATATGTTTTTATATATTTTGTCGTTTTCAAAAACCAATTTGTATATTTGTTTTTATATTGATCTTGGTTTTTTTGAACGAGTTCTTCTACGATTCAATGGCGATGCACTTTTACCTTTTCGCTCTTTATATCTTTGCGTCTTCACGGGATTTCCATTGATGCGCGAATATGGTTCTTTGGGAATTCCAGAAGCATCTAATTCACCATAACATGTCTGTAATCCATCATTTTCAAAATTTCCAGATGGCTCTATTCCTCGAGGAGTGATTTTATTTATGTATTCATCTATCTCATTATTTTTCCCATATATATCTGGGTCACCGCGTCCACATAATTTTGCCGTTGGTTTTGGTAATACCATCCAATATCTGTAAAATACTCGCAACAACACAATTACATCTATCATTGAATCGTGAAGCGCGCTCGCGTCTGGTGGGTAGCCAAATAGTTTATCATATACCTCCCATAGTGCAGGCACTTTTATTGATTTTTTTTCCACCATTGACCTACCCATAAAGGTTTTTTCTGTATACGGTATGCGAACACTTGATGATGCAGCAATCTTTGTATTTATTTTTACTATGTCTTTATACATACACATCGTGCATAAATACTTATCAATGTGCGTTTTTATATCTACGTATATTTTTCGTGCGGACGCAGATTCCTTAAATCTACGATATAATTCAAAAAATACCATTCTCTGGTCAAAATCGGCATTGTGCGCAACCACTACAGATGCTCTCATGAAATCCACGTGAAACTCTTGTAGCGCGTCCATTAGTGTTGCTTTATCTTTGGGAGGCGCTCTTTCAGAAGCCTCTAGTGTTGCTTTTACAATAGGGTGGGTTTTGGGGTCGTCTCTTTTTTTCGTCACAACTTCAGTAGGTATATCACTTATATATTTGTTAAATTTCTTCATTTCGTTTGTTCTAGTATTGAAAACGCAATAACTTAATTGAGCAATGTACGTTTCAGATTCAATCCATGGTGCTACATTTTTGTCCCAATGGACTCCTTTCGCTAAATCAGATAAGAGTTTCTGCTTTTCTGCGTATTTTATAGATTTGTAATCAGGACCAATACCAGTCGTTTCCGTATCAAAACACATAATCCAATGATTTTCTTCCATTTATATATTTACCTTATATAAAGTTTGTAGAAGCCTCTACACTTTTGGAGCAAAATAATTCGACGCCAATATACAAGCCGTCCCGGCAACCTTTGAAACCGATAACGTCTCGTCATTGAAAAATATTCCATAGACATACGACATCACCACTCCAAAATAGGATAGAGGCGCGTAAATTGCCGCATCCAGACGATATGACGAGAAAAATCGCAGGAAATATCCGACCGACCCAATAAATCCATTTGCTAGTACCGCAATTCCAATCCGAGTTTTGTCTGCCGCCTCTAGACTTGCCGTGTGATTCGGAGTCATATATTCTGTATATACCACGTATGCCGTCATTAAAACTGCACCTAGCAAATATGATATAAATACGTGGTTCCAATGGTTACTGGTTTTTACGCGACGAATTAGAAAATAGATGAACGCCTCGGTGAGCGCAGCGAGCAATATCATTGCGAATCCATATGTGAAGTTGGGCGTTAAAACCGCAGATGGGTCTTTGTTAAAGCCATTGTCTAATCCTTCGTTAAAGCCTTTGGCTAATCCTTCGTTAAAGCCTTTGTTAAAGCCTTCTGTAAAGGCACTAGATTCGCTGAAGTTCGAATAAATAAAAAGCGCAAGACCCGCTAAAACCAAGAAATAACTATTATCCCAAACAACTCCCGCCAACAATAAAATCATCAACGGATACGTGTTAAATATGGCGAAGCTGACTCCCGAGTCCAGGTGTCGAAACCCCTCATATGAGAAAAATACATGAAGCATGTTTATGAGTGCAAGCATTATCGAATCTGTGGAGCCGATGGCCGATAAGACAAACTTCCAATCCACGAATACTGACGCCATTGCGACATACGTTATTAGACGCGTCCATAACTGTAGAGGCATCGAGATTCCGATTTTCTTCACAAAAATTGGATACAGGCTGAGCAATGATTCAGATGCAAGTTTTGATAAAATTGGTATAATCATTGGTGTGTCTCTATAGTATTGTCGGCGATTATAGTCCAACAACACATCCCGACAGTGCACCTTCTTTTATTAGTCGCTTCTTTGTATTTGCGTCAAATGTGTGATAAAAGTTGTCTTTCAAAATGATTTTGCCTTTTTTTAATGTTTTTCGGTTTTTTTTCATTTCCTTTATCAATGATGCTTTATTATCCCCAGCCCATCCATACATTTTTTCGTAATCTGCGTCTGATAATTCAGCCTCTTGATATAGTGTGCCTACGCATCCCGGATTACAAAACATTTTGGACATTTCGTCTATCTTTTGTTTGTCTTTGGTTTTTCTTAAATTTGCCTTTTGTACCTTAAGCATTTTCTCCCAAAACTCTTTTTTCTTTTTAAGCTCTTTTTTCTTTTCTATGTCTGTTTCTTTTTTCAATTGTGTTTTGTAATCATCTATTACTTTCATTGAATTACGCACCGCTTTTTCATTCATCTGTTTTATAAGCTTTGGAACAAACTTGGTTTTACACTCTTCCATTTATTATATATAATACAAATACATTATACAAAAACAAAATACAAATTTGTTAGTATATTATAATAGAGGCAATGTTAGAGGTTATTATTTGTTCTGTAATCGGCGCGGTTTGTATATGTGGAGGCGGCATCTTTGCATATTATAAGTGTGTCCGACCACGCGACGACGAAGTATATATCTTAGACTATGAGAGCAATTTCACATTCAACGAAATATATAATGATAAAAATAAAACAATTTCAAAAGCACAAATATAGAGGCTGTGTCCAAATACCCTATAATGAGCAAAACTATCATCAGTTTTGATATCGGCATCAAAAACCTCGCCTATTGCGTTTTCACGCTTCCAACCCTCTCTGTAGTTGTGTGGGACGTGGTGAATCTTGTACCCGCGGTCGAATCCACGGCGCCCCTTTGTAATTGCTTAAAGATAAAAGGTGGTGGGGTTTGTGGTAAAAAAGCCACCTACACTCATGGGGAGACAAATTATTGCCTCGTCCATTCCAAAAATTCGGGGAAGCTATTGCCGTCAAAGGAAACATCGCCGCCTTTTATCAAGAAACTCAAATTGGACGAACTTGTGGCGTTTTATGAGAAACACTGTATTATTGTGCCGCCTGGAGCCAAGAAACCGACATTGGTGGAGAGCGCCATCCAGCATTTTGAGAGCCGTTGTTTGGTGCCTATTGTAAAACCGAAAACCAGTAATGCGAACCAGGTTCATTTAGTGGATATTGGTAAGCGTATTAAGATTGAGTTTGATGAACGTCTGAAAACACTTTTGCCGCAAATAACACATGTAATCTTAGAGAACCAGATTTCGCCGATTGCGGGGCGGATGAACACTATTCAGGGCATGTTGTCTCAATATTTCATTATGCGCAATGATTCGATTCATATAGAGTTTATTTCGTCGATTGGAAAACTGAAGGGGTTGGTACAGACACAGACAGAGTCTGTAGAAAGTTCGCCACTTGATAAGGCCGTCTACAAAGAACACAAGTCAGACGGCATCTTTTTCTGTAAACAATTTTTGGAAAATAATATTCAACTGATATCTTTAAAGCAAATCATAGAGGCATCTCATAAAAAGGACGATTTAGCGGATTCATTTTTACAAGGAATCTATTATATGAAACGTGGGAACCTGATTTCCTATAATGATAAATTCCAAATTTCAACAATATCGTAAAATATTGTAAAACAGTATAAAACTATTTTACATTATTAATAAGTTAAAACGAACCCTCTTTAAATATTCATCACATTATACCAAATGGAAGTATTTGATTTAGGAGTTGATAATTTAGAGCCGATCAGTCTGGATTTAGGAATTTCCGAAAATATTAACTATCAACCGTCAGCATCATCATCGGGCGTGAATTTTGGTGGTGGGGCCGAGTTCTTAATGAATAACAGCAAGCGCTCCAGCTCATCTCAAAATATCAACATCAATCTTGAAGAGCTCGACAGTTTGGAAAACGAACTGAACGATTTGTCCAAAAAGACTAGCAGTGAGCCCCCGAAGGGCGAGACAAAATTCCTCTCTGGTCTTTCCAATATGTTTGGATTTGGCGGTGGCGATTCCAATGCACCTGACCCCACTCTCGGCCAAGCAACCAAGGAAACCGGTGCCGGAAACACAAAAACCTGGGACGGCTTCACCAAATTCTCCGACATCCCCGAGCCCGCCGATCGCCCTCTTAATCCCCGCATTTCCGATCGCGAGAAGTTGCGAAAGAAGAAGATGATGATTAAGCGCCTCGATGAATGGAGAGAGAAGGGTGTCGTCGGCTCGCATGTCCATTTCAACAACGACACTTCGTATGAAGAGGTAGAGGACGAGTACGAGTCTGCCCTTGAAGACAAGAAGAAGAAGGAGTCCAAGAAACTCTATAGTTGGTGGTTTTTAACGGCAGTGAATACCATTGAATACGCGAACTCGGCGCTGAATCCATTTGATGTGAATTTGGACGGGTGGGGCGAGCAGGTGAGCGACGACATTGATAGTTATGACGAGATTTTTGGCGAATTGTATGAGAAATACAAGGGTGGTAAATTGTCGCCTGAAATTGCACTTATGTTGCGTCTTGGTTTCAGTGCAGCCGTTGTGAGTTTCACCAATAAGGCACTTTCCACATCTACACCCGGATTCAACGATGTTATTCGCCAGAGTCCCGAATTAATGAAGATGTTT